TACGCTTTTTGCAATCAAAATAGAACGCAAATCTCGACTGCTCTATCTCAACTTAATACTTACTCTACATGGATTACCTCATTTCCGCCTTCAACCGAATCACACACTGGTTCATCACTCCGACCAATTTTGAATACATCGGGAACTACTCTCTTCCCCCCGGCCTCCTCCGCGTCAACGATGTCGCAATTGCGAATCACAAACGTACTCTGGAACGATCTTTCAACACGTACCTCTATGATTACGAAATCAAACGTATCGTACAAGATTACCGCCGCTCTTCAATAGACGAAGACTCCATCTTAGAAGATTTCTTCTCAGGTGATTTCCCTTATTTTGAAATACCTTTCGACGCTCATGTCGAATACGGTCTCGAATGTATGGCTGACGCCTTCCGTCCGCCCCGACCTTGCCGTCCTGTTCACATCTTAGATGTTAAACATGGCTATCCTTACAAATGGAACGTAAACGCAGAACCCCCCTTCTCTACTGACGAATACTTCCTATCACAACGTAAGACCTTTGGCGAGTTCATCCGAATGCACGAATATGAACACATAGATAAAAACGATTTCTTCCGCCGTCATCAGAACCTCGAGTCGCTCGATTTCCTGCGCACTACCGTCCCTCCCAAGTTTGGTTATCTCAAATCAACCATCTTCTCCTGGACACGCCGCTGGCATCATGTCATTAAACTCGGTTTCACCGATACCACTGGAATTGAAAACAACGGTTACCTTTACAACCGCTTTATCTTCCCCATGCTCCTACACACCAAAACTGCTATTGTCAAGAAAGACGATCCCAACAAGATGCGCACCATATGGGGCGCTTCCAAACCCTGGATCATCGCTGATACGATGTTCTACTGGGAATACCTAGCCTGGGTAAAACACAACCCCGGCACCACGCCCATGCTTTGGGGCTTCGAAACCTTCACAGGAGGTTGGTTCAGACTGAATCAAATCCTATTCTGTGGACTCATTCGCCGCTCCTTCATAACCTTGGACTGGTCACGCTTTGATAAAAGAGCGTATTTCCCCTTGCTCCGCAAGATTATGTACACCGTCAAATCATTCCTTACCTTCAACGAAGGTTATGTCCCGACACACGCAGCTCCTACTCACCCACAATGGAATCAAGACAAAACTGAAAGACTTGAAAGATTATGGCTCTGGACACTCGAAAACCTTTTCGAAGCACCGATCATCTTACCTGATGGCCGTATGTACAGACGTCACTTCGCTGGAATCCCTTCCGGCCTTTTCATCACTCAGCTTTTGGATTCATGGTACAACTATACCATGTTAGCAACCATTCTACACGCTCTAGGCTTCAACCCAAGACTATGCATCATCAAGGTGCAAGGCGATGACTCAGTCATCCGCTTAAATGTCTTAGTACCAGAAAATCAACACCATCATCTGATGGATAAAATCGTTGAACTGGCTACATACTACTTTAACTCGATTGTTAACGTCAAGAAGTCCGAAATCCGTAATAGATTAAATGGATGCGAAGTACTTTCCTACCGTAACCACAACGGCCTACCTCATCGCGATGAGATCACCATGCTGGCACAGTTCTACCACACTAAAGCCAGAGATCCTACGCCTGAGATAACAATGGCACAAGCCATAGGCTTTGCTTACGCAAGTTGCGCGAACCACAACCGCGTACTTTGGGTACTCGAAGATATTTACAACTATTATCGAGATCAAGGATACCTACCCAATAGGGCAGGTCTCACACTCACGTTCGGTGATTCCCCCGACATCATCTTACCTGAAATTCCCCTTGACCACTTTCCAACCAAGACAGAAATTAGACGCTACCTAACATGCACTAATTACTGCAATGAAGCACAGAACGCCCGGACCTGGCCGAGAACATTGTTTACCAATGCTCCCGCCACCTAGAAAGCCGATCGCTTTGTTTGTTTCTCACTTAATTTTTTAAAAAAAAAAAAAAAAAAAAAAAAA